TAAAGGGACATCCTCTTCCTTATAAAAGAAGTTACCTTCTTTTAAAGTATAGTCACGGCAAAAGGATCGTATATCCTTGTGGCTAAACTTAATTGGAGTAATTTCAGTACGGATCTTACTCCAAATAACATTAAACTTCTTCCTTAATGTTAAAAGTGACAAATCACGCCTCTCTGGTGTGAGTTTACCACTCAAGAAAAAATCGAAGGCCGTTACACGGCCAACGGTTGATTCTAAATCTGACCATGGTCTGATTCCAATGGACTTCAGACGGGAGATTAAGGCCATATAGCCTTCACCAGGTATGGACTCAATCTTGAGTTCATCCCTAGTATAATACTTAAGATCCTTAAGTATATCAGGAAGGCGTAAATGTAGTTTTTCATCTATATTTATATCCTTCGATGTATTAAGTCGTATTGACCTAATAAGAAACGAAAAGAGCAAGAACTTTCTTGTATCTTCTAGTTTAAAGACCGCATATAAGTGGTCTATACAGTCATCGGTAAACTTATCATTACCGTAACTGTAGACACCCTTTGCAAATGGGAGGGAAAATCCACCAAATGCAGGAGGTAAATGAAGATTCATATGATGAGTCTTCCTAAGTTGCGAAAAATTTGCAACCCAAAACAAAGTTTGTGCTAACTTTGTATCTCTAGACCACCACTCAAGGGAAGTGGCTAGAGTCGAACCTTGACCAAGTACAGGACTCTGTTCAGAACCTGCGACTTTGGAAAAGGAGTTCAAGAGACGACCCTTAACTATATCTAGATAGGCGTAGTCTCCAAACCTGCAGTTTGCAGGTATGTTTTCTGGATCCTTGGGTAAACAAAGGAAATTCTCACAGAAAACACCAAAGTATGGTGATTCACCATGCTTACCTTTCGACTTGACCATTTTAAAGAAATCAAGGAGAAAGTTAAAGTGATAACAGTAGCGTTTAGTACTAAATGCTATCATGTCATCACCAGCATGTTCAGATATTACCTTTGGGTAACCATAGGATAATACTTGAACATATTTTTCTGGAAAGTGAAGTTTTTCAAACTTCTCAAATTCAGAATAAGCTTCTGCAATTAATGATATTAGCCGTAAGGTTAATGTTAAATGCATGAAGCTCAAAGGCTCACCCATGAATGAACCTACAGCTGACCTAAACTGGTCAACTTTAAGGTCATAGTCTTTAATTGTTTCATAATTAAATTCTACGACTCTCTCTGGACGACTATTAATCGATTTAATATGGCGCCAGAGACGCGAACCAGGAGCAATCTGTTCCAGAAGCTCATAGTTTGCTAATAATATATCGTGAGATATATTATATGTGGCCTCTTTGAGGTCCAGGGACATAATTTCTTCAAATTTTTGTCCCTTAGGGAGTCTTTTCAGAAACTCCCAGAGCTTGTAGTTCTCTTCAAGCCCTAATTGTAGAGTTTTGTCGTGAGAAAAAACATCTACAATTGAATGCCTGATCGGCTGATATAGTTCAGTAAACCAGGCAGGCTGGCATGTTACCATGCGGGCCTTAAGACCACTCTCAATACTGAGAGAGGCCTTTGAAGGTATTGACCTATCTAATATAAAGATAGGATCATCTCCCTTTTTCCACATCGGAAAAGGCTTGAGTATCTCAGGAGCCTTATCGAAGTGTCCATATCGCATCATTTCTGATGCGATACAAGAAAAGATAAAATCTCCAGTATTCTGGTTCATTTTAGTTTTTCCAGAAAGACCTTC